TGTCTAGGCATGGGTACCTCGCACGCAAAAGAAAGGGGGCCGAAGCCCCCAATCTTAACACCTTTTGCTTATGAAGCGCCGGGTGAACCGAAGATGCCCAGTGGGTCAGATACGCCGAAGCTGTATCGCTCACGAGCCTTATATCGGCTGTTGCCTGTGTCGAAGTCGGCGTCCATGCTAGTGCTCATAGGTGAGCGGACGAAGTGCTTCAGGCCGTTAGGTACGTCAGTCATCAAGAACCAAGCGTTGGTGTCAGTCAGGTAGTTGTTGATCTTGTAACCACCCGGAATTGCACCGTTGCTGCGGATTGCGTTGATGTCGTTATCGGCTGTAGACACACGAAGCTCAGTATCCAACAAACGCGTTGCAACGAATTGCAGGCTTGGCGGGATAACAAGCGTCTTAGGCTTAGCAGCGATAAGGAGACCGCGCTCATCAGTCCAACCAGCGATCTGGATAACGGCAGCTTCGAGTGAAGTTTCGTTAAGATCGGCTGCAACAGCAGGACGGTTTGAGTTAGCGCCACCAGATACGAGAGGGTGGTCAGTCGCACAAAGGACTTTGCCGTCACCATAAGTAGTGCCGGAGAAAGCGTTGTTTAAGATGCTAGCACCCTTAACTTGCTTAGTGTAAGCCATCGCACGTGCAAGAGCCTTCGTGTAACGTGAAGAGAGTGAATCGTAGAGGTTGTCTTCGATTGCTTCTTCAGTCAGCGAAAAGCCCATTGCGACCGTCTCGTGAGTGTAACGAGCAGTCCACGCTTCTTGTGCGTTGTCATATTCGATCGCAGAACCTTCACCCTTAACAGGTGCGGCACTGAAACCGGACAACTTAGTTTCTTCTTCAAAAGAACGATCCGAAGATTCAGACTCGAAGATTTCAGCAGCCTCGTCACCATACTTAGCGTATTCGAGACCAAAGAGGGCGTTTAGACCCGGTAGTAGCTCCTTAAGGAGTTGCGCTCTTGAAATAGCCATCTGCTAGTCTCCTTATACGCCAGTAGTTGAGTTGTACTGGTGAGTATTGAGTTTAACAATCAACTCAACAAAAGCATCAGCACCAGTTGCGGTATCTGTGACAACATCAATTACTCGAACAGGAATAGTTGCTGTAACAGCATCTGAGCCAGCGAGGACTGATTGTCCAGAATCTCCAGTAGCAGTATCGCCTGTACCTTGTACTACGGCCATGTTAGCGCCGACAACAGTACGGTCTTCTGCGGTTACTGCACTAGAACCATTTGTTACAGCAACTTTAAAAGCCGCCATAGGGTCGTCTACTACGATAGCGTAAGCGTCAGTAACGCTAGTGCCGGGGTAGTATTGAGCCGGTGTGAACTGGCTCAGAGAATTGACGTATTGAACGCCAACACAAACACCCACCGTAGCACCACTAGTAGTGCCGGTGAACTTTTCACATGTGCCCGCCGCTACAGTTTGAACCATGTCACCCGCAAAGATAGCCACGTTGTATGTACTCGCAATAGGAATAAGGCGAGTAGCACCAGCGTAAGGCATACCGTCGATACGGTTGATTGGCTTAAAGCCGTAGGGAGCGCTGACTGTTGGATAAGCCATTGTATAACTCCTAATTTAATTTCCGCTGCCGAAAGTAACCTTCGATTTCCTATCGTTAAATAGGGGCATTCTAGGGTCGTTTTCGCGCATTAAGTTATTGTCCACAGAGTGGATTTGCGACTCGGCTTGTTGCCGGTAAAACGCATTTCGTTCTGCGACAAGTTCTTCTGGGGCCTTGCACAGCATGAGTCCGCCCACAATGACATTATCCTTAAACCGCTCGTCTGAGACAGTATCAGTAAATATATCGGGGTGGTCTACCGCACGTACGGGTTCCCAGCCTTCACGTAGTTTGGAAGAAACGTTAGTGGCGTCAGATTGACCGTTAGTAGCAATACGAACCCAGTGATAAGTGTAGCCGTCTTCAGGAGTGGGGTCAGGCAACACAGTAGGTCGCGTCCACGCCGTTTTACGAACCGTCTTTTCACGGGTCTCAAATTCTCTATTCTGTCTGTTCTGACTCATTGTTGTTTCCTCATTAGTTCAGCAGCCTGTTTGGCGTATGTTTCCAGCGGTACCCCAAGTTTTTTTGCGATAGCGACTTGTGATTGCGTGAGCCTAATTTTGTTAGGCGCTGTGCTCCGCGTAGCGGGTGCAACTACATTGCTAGATTTTCTTTGGGTACTACTTAGTTCTTCCTCTACCCCGTCATCAAACTGGTCGGGGAATACTTGTCGCATACGAGAGTTAATTTTCTCGTAGTAAGTATCTGATTGGGGGTCCACCCCCTCTTTCTTCAGCTTTGAATCTAGGCCCAATGCAAACGCTGTCATTTCGTCGTCGGACCCAAACCAAGAGTTTTCTTCTGCCCAAGAAGTCGCTTTTTCATCACGAACTTCTTGTCTTTCAATAGCTTGTTGGGGTACTTGTACAGGAGTTTCTGAACGTTGTAAAGGCGCTGGTTTAAAGTTAGCTACTTTATCAGCCCGTATTTTAGCCGTAGTAAGAGCTTCTTGCGCTTCAACAACAGCATCCGAATCCCCAGACTCGTAAGCCTGCTTATACTTCTGCTTAGCCACTTCCATCTCTCGGGCTACGGTTTGCTTAGCCTGTTCAAGCATGGTGGTTTGGTTCTTATCAACCGTGCCTTTTAGCTTATTGTTCTCCGCTATAAGGTTTTTAGCATAAGATTCTAGGGCTTGCTGCTGACGCATCGCCTCTTCTTTAGCCCTACGCTCGTCATGAATACCCTTACTTAGATTGCTAATCCGCTTTTTAACTACGTCAGAGTAGTTTTTTAACTCCGACTCGGTAACATCTTCTGGCGGCGCTGACGCTTTACGCCCCCGGTCTTCTGGTGGGGTGTCGTCCTCTACCTCAATCTCTACATCGCCCGCCTTAATAGTATCTTTGACGGATTTCATATTCTCCCGACCAACCGCACCCTCAACCTCTAGGGGCGCGTCTTCTTCGACAAAATCAACCTCAATTTCTTGAGACGCTTCATCTTTATCGGGATCGGGGAACTCAAATTCTACATTTTCTCTAGGCATGGTTTACTCCTTATGCACGCGAAACAGCTCGCGGATCGTCTACAACGGCCTCAATAGAGTCGTCATTCATTAAGCGAAACTCCTGCCCGTTCACCTTAAAACGCGTACCGGTGTTGGCTCGGAACATCACATGGTCGCCTACTTTGCACCAAGGCCCAGTAGGAAAGCGCTCTTTATCGCTGTACGCTTGCTCGCCCATATCAAGCACAGACCCCACAGTAGACAGGATATATTCCTCTCGACGAGTAGATTCCGCCTTAATAAGCCCGCTTTCCCCGAAAGTCTCTTCGACGTTAGGCAGGGCAATCAGGACTCGATAGCCTACGGGTTTAGGTATAGAAGCTTCTAGCTCTGCTTCTTCTATAGCTTCTACTTCTATACGCTCTTTCCGCTTCAGTTCTAACGCAGTCATTACGGGGGTTGTTTCGGCAACTGCGCCCACCCCGCTAACGGTTATCGTTTCAGTCATCGTCGTCATCCATATAGTTACGCGAAAGGTCACCTACTTCTCTTAATGCAGCGTCTAGACCTCGAATAACGCCACATACCTCCCGATACTCGGCGAAGTCTTTAGCTCCGCCGGTTTTCAGGAAATCTTCGCTAGAGCCTTTAAGCTCCGTAATTTTTTGGTTCAGCACGTCAAAGACGGTAGTAGACAACGGATCACCTCCTTACTGGGGCATCTGCCCCTCTCTATTGGCTTTCGCCATGTCCAAAATAGCTTTTGCTTCGTCCAGATCGTTCTTAGCTTGGGCTTGCTCGTTCTGAGATGCTATGCGGCTCGCTTCAATAGTGGCGGTAGTCTCGGCCTTCTGCGCATCCAACTGTAGGCGCGCGGCATCAAGCTGTGTGTCCGCCTGATCTTTCTGGGTTTTGCGCTGTAGCTCGCCTTGCTTCAACTGTAGCTCTTGCTGCTGCATCTGAATGATGGGGTCTTGGGCTTGCTGTTGGGCTTGCTGTTGGGCTACTTGTTGCTGATGTGACTGCGTAAGCTGGATAGCTGCCTGAGACTGTAGCTGAGCTAGCTGCACTTCAATCTCACGAGGTAACTCTTCGTTAGGCGCTGGTAGCGGCGCCCCAATGCGCTCTTCTATCTGGCGGCGGTACATAAAGGCCGTGTGCTCTGCCATGTGAGCCTGTAGCGAAGACATAATCTGGTTCGCCATAGGGTTTTGACCGATAGTCTGCATAATCATGGGGTCTTGCATAAAGGCTTGGTGCGTAGCGATGTGCGCCTGATGATCTTGGTACATAAACGCTTTGACAGGGTTACCAACTAACGCATCCATGTTCTCGCTAACTGGATCAGCCGGTTTCATATCGTCGTCAATAGGTATGAGTTTTTCGGCGTTCTTAACCCCCAAGACCTCGATCATCTGGCGATGAAGCTGTGGTAGGTCATAGATTTGTGGGGCGGCCTGTGCCATCTGTAACACGGTTTGGTACTGCACAATTCGTTGTGCCATCGTGCTGCTGTTGGGGTCGCTGACAGGAATTACTTCCACCATAGCGTAGTCGGCGCGTCGCGCACGAGGTTCACCACGGTCAGGCACGTACAGATACTCTTCTGGCGCGTACTCAGCAATGATCCTTCGGAGTAACTTAAACTCCTGTTTCATTGAGTAATGTACCCTAGACTGGACCGCAGCCATGGGCTTGAGAGCACGCTCTAGTAGAGCGAGTGTGGTTCCAACAGGAGCATTAGCACTCATGTCGGAGATGTTCATATCTGAGATAGCGCCCAAACGACGCCCTTCGTCAGTTATACGTTGCAAAAGAGCAAGCAGGGTTTGGCTAGGCTCCTTATAAGGGAGCGGCATAATGTTGTCGCGGATAGAACCGGACGGCACATCTACATCACGGAATTCGCCCGGACCAATCGGTGTGTCGTCACCCTTAACTCGTAGTCCCCGAGATTTGAGACCACCGGGGAGATTAGATAGGGTTCCAGCGTCCACGAGCTGACGGATAATACTAGTGCCAGCTTTAGCGTAACCACCAATGATGTGAATGAGGCCGAGTCCATAAAATCCAAATCCGGGGACGTAAGCATAATGTACGAAATGTTGACGTTTTAGTGTCAAGGGGTCGTCAGGGTTCCAGTTACGGCGGATAGCTAGTATCTCTCCCGTACCCTTCTCAAGCGTTACCACATAGGGCTTTGCGACTTGCAACGACTCTTCGTTGTCCGCACCATCCACACCGTCAATATTCAGGTCAGCGTGTACTTCAAGCACGGTGTAACGGTCATCTGAGGTCAGGGATATGCCCGACTGCTCAGCCTTAGCTTCTTCAACATCTGAGAAAAACGACACAGG